ATAGCTCCAGTATCTTCGTCATAAATATTCTGTCTGGTAACAGTTTCTATGGGTCGATTGAATGACCACGCATCTGTCACATAAGGAGTAATTGTAAGACTAGGAGAAGAACAGACAATACCCTGCGACATCCTAAATTGTGGAGTACTTTGTGGAGCAATCATCGTTGCATTATTATTAACTGTACCCTGTGCATTACTGGAGGGCGAGGCAACTGTCGTGTTAGCCAAAACCCTTGCAGGACAAAGGATTAAAATTATTGTCCAAAGGTAGCTTCTACGGTTACGGTTGTTGTTGTATTTATGGTGCGATTTATAGTTGTTATCGTGTCTAACCCTGGAGAAATTATTGTTTCCTGAAAAGAAAATGGAGATCCCTCTGTTACTATCTGCCATCTAGGAACACTCTCCAAAGTAGGGCTGGTAAATGAGAAGTTGACGTTATTAATTGTTTGAGTTGCGTCTGATTGTGGTGTTGGATTGATATAACCATTCGTATCATTACTTTTTATATTATTACCACTGGCTGAATATGTGTAACCTGTCCTGTATTGATGGCTTGTAATTGTCTCATTTATAATACTCTGGGATGTGGAATTTGTAGTCTGTGATCCAGTTCGGAAGGTAGGCACTACAGGATTTGCAAGGGTTCTTGCTGGTATTAATATTATTATTAGCAAAAACCATTTAGTCAATGGTGATCGTTACAGTTGTTTGTCCAATACAGCTAGTACCACTACCTCCTGCTGTGCAAGTATGTACTCCACTGGATAAACTGGTCATGCCGAGATTTGATGCGGTCCCTCCGCTTCCCACTGTCGTTTGTCCAGACAAATGAGGTAAAGCAGAGATTCCTGATGATGGTGTTATAGCAGATGGTGTAGCATCTCCCATTGTTACTGATTCTGTCAAACTAAATGCTGACCCAGCACTTGTTATCGCTTTATCAGTCTGTATCAAAGCTGGAACGCCATCAGTCAACGATCCAACATTCAATCCTCCGATAGCTCCAGAGGTGGTTGACCCTCCAGAAGTCACACTAGGAGTTATATTATTACCGCTAAGACTGTACGTAGTCCCCAACTTATTAGTGACAGAATATGGCATATCTACAGTGATCTGTGCAGATGTTGTGAACTTTTGAGTTATGTCTGCGTATGCAGCAGGACTAAAAGCTAAAAGTAATAATGGAATTAGTTTTTTCATTTAATAATCATGTAATTTACTTGGACTAAACATACATCCATCAAGTTCCCATTGATATTTTTGATCTAATTTTCTCATTCTTTCAGCTTTTTTTGGTGTATCTCTTTTTGTAATATAATTCCACTTTTGATCGCGACCATAATAAAAAAGCCTTCCGCAGCGTCTATATTTTTCCCCTGTATTAATTAACGTAATCTCAATCATTTTTTGTCCTCCTTAGGATTAATAACTTCAGCCCCCTCTATACGAAGAGGTGTTTCAACCTTAATCCATTGAAAATTACTTTGTTGTGTAGCTAATAACTGTTCTACTTCTTTCTTATTTAATGGCTTCTCATCAGGTTTATATGTTCCATCACCACGTTTCTTTGCACCTTCTAAACCAAATGATGCCAATGCTCCCGTCAGCAAACTGGCAGGGAATGTAATATCTTTTGGTTCGTTACTATAACCTGGAATCGTTATGTAATTTAGGGAAACTATAAAACCACTCCAGCCTACAACCACCAAACGAACCACAACTGAAATAAATGCAAGTTGTTCTTCCTTGTCCTCAATGGTTTCTTTCAGTTTTTTTAGTGGTCCTTTTTTAGTTTCTTCTGTCATAAATTACATTTATTAGCAATAATAAGCATAATTATACTTTAAGGCAATGTCACAGATCTATCCTGTATTAATCGGAGTCGCTGCAACGGCTTTCGTTATGGTTTTGTCTAATGTTAGTAATAGAAGAGACAGAGATATTATTGAATTATTTCGTAGAGTAAATCAACTTGAAAAGGAAGTAAGTAGGTTAGAAGGTCAGAATCGTTAATGTTTGGTATGTTTGAAAAAGAACACAAAACATTATGTCAAAGTTTCTTATAGGACTGTTCATCAAGTTTGGTAGAAGCGAATCTCTACGCAAAGCAGTATTAATGATGCTGAAAGATGCAGTAAACAAAACTGACAATGATATAGACGATGCAATCGTAAAGATGATTGAAGAAAAGCTATTTCCTGTTAAATGAGCAGCAAAAGTTTCTTTGATATAGAGTTTGAAAATCCACCTCCAGAATTAGAACTTTCTGTTGAAATGAGGTGTAGAGAAGTTATGAATAGTGACAACTTTGATGATGTTAAAAGATACTGCACTCATCTCATAAGACATCAAATGAAGCAGGATATATTCTTAGCAGGTATGTTGGGTCGGCTGGCAGAACTTGAAGCTCTTAATGTTATAAAAGAAATGAGAGAAGAAAAATTAAGAAAAAAGAAAACTATTGGCCGTCAGATAAAGAAGATCTTTCGTATTCCTTAATCTCCTTAATTGTGAAGTCCTTCACCTGTAATCTTGGAATTTTATTAATTTCATAGTTATGTTTAACAATAGCAGTCCTTATATGATCACTAACCCAATCCCCATCGTGAACTGTAAGGTCTGCTCTAAAATCTTTAGTTATGTATATCTTGTGATCCACCCCACGAAGTTCTACATCCAGCAATAATCTTACTAAATTTTTTCTTCTGTTGTCCTGCAAAAACTTTAATTTTCTGCCAGATTGTGTTTCTTCTCGCTTCATTTTCTAACTCGTTGATTCGTTTCTTAATAGCATCATATCTGACACAATATTCCTTCATATCCATATTTTCAAAAAAGTATTGCTTTTCTAATTCTGCAAGTTGGTAATAGTAATTTTCTATTAATTTTGTATTATTCATACTTTACACTCACCCTTTAAATCCTGAAGCATAGCTTTCATTTCGTGTTCATAGTCGTTAAGTTTTTTCATCACATCATCAATACTGTCAGTTGATTTTTCTATCAAGTAATTATCAATAGCTTCCCGTACCAAAAAAGAAAAAGATTTACCTGGACCAGAAAGTTGTGATAAAGCCTCATGTTGAGTATCTCTTATCTGAACAGTGGTTCGTATTAAGTTTGACATAGATAATGCGTGTAAAAGAAAATGAGGACTTACAGATCAGGTTAGCTTATTCAGTAAGATATAACTCGGAGTGACTAAGAACCCCTAGACCCCCTACCGAATCCTCGAAGGGAACTCATATCATTTCCTGTAAAATCACGACAATGGAACATGAGGGTCATAATTCCTAAGATTACAGGAGAGCAGCATAACCACCTGCGACTTTCAACAGATAGATCCTGCCCCATAATTATTCAGGATAATGTGCGAATCTCAAGGTTACAGATTCTTTAACTATTCTTCCATCTGCTATAGCTTGCTTTTCATCAGCTATCCATTCTTCATCAGTAGGTTCTCTAAAGTCTCCAGGGAAACAACCTTGTGGTTTGACTATTTCATACTCAGGAGTTTTATCATACTCTTCCATAGTTATTGGTATGCCAAACAAACCCTTGTGTTCGTCATCTTTATCTAAAATAGATTTACCCATACCATCGAACCACCAACCTACTCTTTCTACATCTACTGGATAATCGTCAGTGCCATCGTAAATAGTAGGCATGATGTTATCAAGAGCTTTATCATAGGATTCAGCTTCTACTTCAAACACTTCGTATAAAATACTTTTTGTTTTGATCTTGTAAAGTTTTTTAGTAGTCATAATAATTTTAAGTTACTACAATAGTATAGCAACAAAATGTCATCACTTTGTAAGCATTAACAAAAATTAATCTTCTTCGCCCTTTCTTCCTTCTATTCTTCTTTGCACGGACTGTCTCCACAAAAGGTCATCTTTTGCTTCTGCTATCTTATATTCACCAGTATTCATAACTCTTTGCAGCTTTTCATAGGCAGCTTGTCTTACCCAGGCAGTACCTCTCATATTCTCTTCTTTTGCTACTTTTTCTATAAGTTTTGACCTATGTGGATCTATTAACACCTGATAATAATTTTTGTTGCCGTGTTTCTGTGCCATTTAATAAGTTGTTCTTGTACTACTTTACCATCAAAAAAGTAAATTGGCTCTACTTATTGCTGCTCCAATATTTAATTAATAAGTTTAGTTCTTCTATACGTTTTAAAGCTGCCTGAATTTTTTGGTCTGTTGTCAATGAGTTTCCTCCCAAGTTTTACCTACAGATACTTCAGCAACAGCAGGAACAGCACCCAACCATTTAGATTCTGCAAATTCCATAATGCCTTTCAGTTTGTTAGCCCATGCTTCCGCATATTGATCCCGAACCAAAAGGATTAATTCATCATGTACTGCTGCTGCTATCTTTACTACATTCTCACCAGCTTCATGTACTTCAACCCATAAGTTACCTAATGCACATTTAAGGATAGCTGCACCAGCACCCTGGATCGGTGTATTACACCTGACTGTGACTCTGTTAAGATCACCTTTTAAATATCTACGCATATTAGATAAAGGTATTCTGGTTTCAGCCCATTCATTACCTTGAGAGTTTTTTGATAATTGATAGTTTTTATTCTGCCAGGCATGAACACCTTTATAAGTACGCAACCAGTTATCACGAACAGTAATAGCTTCCTCAAGTGTCATTAGAACACCACTGCTACCAGCATAATTACGCAAACCCTCTGCACCAGCACCATATAACAAACCAAAATTGGCTGACTTGGCTATCTGCCTATCACAACCCATCTGCTGTGCCGTATAGTCATGCAAATCCTCTCCATTCTGGAACGCTGCAATCATATTTTCATCATTAGCCAATGCAGCAGCCAAACGTAACTCCATCTGTGAAAAGTCAGCATCAACTATTTTCCAACCATCAGGAGCTTCTACACACTGCCTGAACTCAGAATCTCTTGGTATCTGCTGATTATTAGGGTTAATACTGGACATCCTGCCTGTGTCCGCACCAAGTTGCATATAAGAAGCTTTTACAAAACCATCAAAATCAATCTTCTTTTCAATACTGGTAATCATCTGCCTACGCTTTTCTGTTTTCTTCCACACAAGATAAGTCTGTATGATCTCAGAATCCGCAGCAAAAGCTTTTAATGTCTGTCTTGACGCACTAGGTTTACCATCAGCATCTACGGGGGGTTTACCAAGTAATAGAGTAAATTTTTCCAGTAATTGTTTTGGACTGTTGAGATTAAAGCCAGCATATTTTTTAGTACCTAATCTTATAGAACCTTCGTCTTTCGCACGAAGATTATAAGAACCATCAGCTTCTCTTGGCAGCTTATGTTTTTCTGGTAAGGCATTATCTAACTCCCGCAGGAAATCTTTTGTCATTTCTTTTAAATCATGCTCGTAGTCAATACGTTTTTCTTCAAGAGTAGTTTTGTTCCAGGGTAAGCCAGTTCTCCACATCTGAGCCATCGCTGGTAATGCTAGACACTCCAATGTATAAGCTTCCATTAGTTGATTGGCCTGTATTCGTACGTCTAATATTTGATCCAGTTCTAATAACACTTCAATATCTTTTGCTGCATATTCAAGTTGAGCAGAACTTAATACATCAGCACCCCAATTAGATTTTTGCTGTTCTTTAGATACTTCCATATCTAAATATCGTTTTGCTACATCAGCTAAACCATTCTTCGTTTTTGGTATGCCATTAGTAAGTAAACGACTTGCTAACATACTACATCTGACTTTACCTCGAACGTATATGTCATGCTCCTGTAACCAACCGAGATCAAATACTGCGTTATGTGCGAGCCAATATCTAGCTCCATTCTGAAAGAATCTATTAAGATAATTCCAATTATTATCAGAAAGTTCAAAGCAATCAATGATAACAATGGTTTTAAGAGTGTAAGACCCTAACTGAAGTAATCTTAATTTACCTTTTTCTGGTTGTAATTGTAGCGTTTCTGTATCAAAAGCTAGGCTTGATGCTGTATGTAAACGATGAAGTTCTTTGATGCCGTAGTAAACGGAATAATTAGAGTTTGTCATGGGTTGCGACTATAAGTTTATGTCTGTTATTGTAGCACAGTAGTACATCAAGTCCAATGCTCAATCTTGCGTTGTAACAAATGACCATCCAATTCTGTGTATATCAAAACATCTATACCTAGTTGGATCGCCTGTAAAACTTCACTATGAAAATAATTTTTATCTTCGTAATCCACTTGTTCGACATCCACCACTCTATCCAGGTCATCATATTTTGTATAACGAACCGAAGCTAATGGTGAATTTTTTCTTTCTTTGTGGCAATAAATTATTACTTTCGTCTGCCTCATTTCCACATTTTCCAGGCATCTGCTTCTTCCTCGCGTGCGTGGGGGGATAGATCACCTGTCACATTGGGGTCAGATTCCTTTATTGATGGGCTTTTTACAATGTGACAGCTATCAGATTTTTCTACCTGTCGCATTGGTGTCTGCTTATCACCCTCCGTACCAATGTGACAGCCTTTATTTTTTTCTACCTGTCGCATTGCTAAACCCCTGTCGTCATTAGGTTTCCGTACCAATGTGACAGATTTTTTGTCTCCCCGCACGAGGATAGCTTTATATAGGTATGTGGGACGTCCTCCATTAACGGATGGTTTCTTGTCTGAAATTTCAATCAAACCTCTATCAACCAATCTCTCCAAAGATTTTTTTATAGCGGTTACATTACCACCTATCAATGGATCGGCATTAAGATCAATTCTTGACCTTGAATCTGGATAAACAGTTCTAAGTTTTTCTAAAATCCGATCAATTATGGAAGCTGGACTAGAACTTTCTACTTTTGGTTTGTAATCCTTAAGTTCAAAACTAAGATCATCCAACTGTTTTAGAAGTAGAGCACTACCCATACGACTGAATCTACTTTTCTCAACCCTGATAATTCTTGTATTACTACCAAGCTGTTCTGCAAGTTCCTTGTCAGGTTTTGATAGTTTCCATGTTTCATCAACAGCATCTCTTATGGAGCTTGTACCTCTGAATCCACCCTGTTTATTGGCATGATGAATAACCATGATCGAGGTAGCAGGGAAGCTATGACCATTATTGTTGGTAAGTCTGTAAAGAGGAGAAGCGAAGGAACTTTTATTCTCATCAAAAGCTCTACCAGCAGAAGAACCGATAAGAGAATCAATAATAACCAAAACAGGTTTATGTTTTTTGACTAACTGAGAAAAATAATATTCTCGTTTTATCTGAAAACCATTAATGATGACTGTATTGGCATCCATCTTGTAATCCTGTTCTCTAAGCTGCTCACGCAACTGAACTTTAGGCTGGTCAGCATTAAGTATCAGAACAGTACCTTTCTTAATTGGAACGATATTATTCTGCACTTCAAAGGGAATACCGAGAGATATATGTTTAGCTAAAGCCCATGCAGCCATAGATTTACCATCACCACCCGCACCATAAAGAAGAAATACAGCAGGAGTAGGAAGTATTTCTGGTATGACATAACTGCGGGATAAATCTTCAGCATCTAATTGTTCAGCAGTCATCTCTTCACTACCAAGATCAAAAGCCTCACTACTCATCAGACAACTTTCCAAGCGTTCAAGATCCTTAAATTCGTTATCAACAGCTAACTGGTGCATGAGGAAGTCCTGTTCCCCTGGATCGGCCACATCTTCACAGATACGCATATATTCTTTCTTGACATCTTGGAAGGACATTTTAATCCTTCTGGTTTTAATCATTAACTCATTCTGAGCCTTTTGAACAATATCCAAACTTACAGGACTGAATCTAAGCCTCTTAGGATCTTCTTCGTCAGCATCGTATATCAAAGAACCTAAACCACGTTTAGAGCCCTTGAAGGACTTCCAGACGGCCTCACAGGGGTTATCTGCATCCCAATCGTTTATATAATCTGGATCTTCCTTAGACCACGCAGACCACAAGGAAAGGCCAAGTTCATTGGGAAGCTCAGAATGTATAGCCATTCCAATCTTCACCCAATGATCTCTACTACCAGCACCCTGGGGTGGAATAACACTTAAACACTCCTGCACTATCTGAGCTTTTTCATCTTCTGTACGATCTGACAAATTCAGAACATTTTGATTTTTAACAAACCCGACCTGCTCTTCATTAGCCTTCAATGATTTCATTTCAGCTAATAACCAATCTGGAGCGTCA